CACGGTCCAGAATGTGCATATAGAACATTGTTGCATGAACCATTTCTTCCTGTGCCTGAACCCACATCCAGTTTGCGAAACCGTCAAGGTTCAAAAGGCATCCCGAAGAGCGAAAACGCTCCACGGGGCCTGTTCTACTTCTTCTACCTCACTCCTTGCGGCGAGAGGTCTTTCTGAACCGGATTCTGCGAAGAATCGGAGCAGTTGGGACCAACCGTCCATAGGACGATGGGATGAGGGAGACTTCACGTCCCACACTAGGTATTGGCGCTTTTGCAAGTGCTTATTCCAGCGTGAGCGGAGAGGTCGTTTGTAGTCCGGTGCGTTTCGAAGACTAGGGCACGCGAGTTGCATGCTCTGGTCCGGGATTGGTCCATAGATGGAAACCAACCACTCTACGATTTTGTCGTAGACTCGATAGCACTTCCTTTTATGCATCGCATTCGCAAAAGCGACATACGATGAAAGGATATCAGGCGATTGATGATTAGTGAGCACTGTCCGTAAACGGACAGGGGTGACATCCTTGCCTTGGAAGGCATCCATGCCACATGACTCTCTAAAGAGTCCGCCGGTGCAACTTTTGTCACGGTTTACTTTTAAACCGAATAACTCGAGTAACACCATCGCGTCTCCGGCGTAAGCCGTTGGGACGATCACATCATCACCGTACACAAGAATACGCTCTCGCGTATCTGCGTCAGGTGCACCAGCGTAAAGTATGCTAAAGACAGTTAACGCCAGTATTGGGAAACATAAACAACTTCCCATGGGCGCAAACTTCCGAAGCTCTAAAACTCTACCGTCTGGTAGCACCGTAGATGTACTCCTGCAACATTCCAGGAACCTCTGTAGGTCCGTAGGAAACAGCAGGCGAACCAATTCCAAAGAAACGCGATCGCTAGCCTCTTTCAGGTCTAGCGTAGCGTACCTCCCGTTCTCGGACCCATATAGGGCCGCTGTACGGTTGGGACTTTGGAAGGTGAAGTTGACCTGGCACTGTGTGTCAGGATGTGTCTCCACCAACTCCACTATAGCCCTTCCCAAACCTTGTTGAATCCATTGGTTATCCACTGGTTCGCAAGATATGAGGCGAGGGCCGCGAGAATCCTTCGGCACCAGGACAACCCGGGCCGAATTAGAAACACCACTTATCTCGGAGAAATCCGAGTAAGTATCACAGACATGCCCCTGTGAGGCGCAAAAGTATGCGTCGAAAGGGTAGACATCCGTAATTCGATCAGAAACATTCGTCCACTGATATTTGCGCTCGAGCTTCTCTTTTGTAGAGACAGCACCGGGCCCATGTTTCGGGTGGATGTTGTACGGATCGAAGTGTGCGAAAAGACGCCTTAGTAGGCGTCTCGCACCGCGTGCGATGTATAACCGTTTGTACCTGTC